CCGAATACTTAAACAAATCGTAGAAGTGGTTACGTCCCTTTGGTGTACCAATGAAGATTGCAGGAGCAGTCTTATCAGCACACGCAGGGCGTAGAATCTCTTCCCACACTTCTGACTTAATGTCAGCATATTCGTCCAACACCAAGTAGTTAAGCGACACACCACGCATAGTATCAGGGCGGTCAGCACCGCGTAAGCCTATCGTCTGTCCGTTAACTAACTCAATGTCGAGGTTGTTAATGTGCGTCTTCTTAATAACAGAGTGGCCGAGATCAAGAAGTACACGCCACATAATCTGTCTTGCCTGTCCCTGTGTAGGCGCAACGTAAAACGTCCAGCTTCTTGGGTCGTCACTTTGCAGTGCGTTTATTAGCAGACTCCAAGCAGCCAAGTAGGACTTACCACAACGACGACCAGCAGCAACAACTTTAAAGCGAGTAGGATCACCGAATACCTCCTGTTGCCACGGCGTGAACTGTACGTCTAACTCCAAGTTACGCCCCGTTGAAGTTGTTAAAGACGGCTGGGGCTTCTAGCAGGTCGAAGGTAATAACAAACTCCATGTCACCCGCTGATGTTGTGGAACACATAATAACATCTTCAGGTTGAAGTACGAGTACAACGTCAGAAAACAGTAAGAAGTTTTTGTTAGATATTGTGTAGTCGTTTATTATGTTTAGTACTGTTCCGTCAGATTTATCTACGTAAACTGTAGCGTGGTTGTTTTGGTTTCCTAAGTTGCTGATGTACAACATGTTCCAATGTGCAACGTATCCGTTAGGGATAGTTACAATTGTAGATACAGCCGTGGTGGTTACGTTAGCGTTCTTTGTGTATAGCATTTAGTATGTCCACATAACTGGCGGTGCGCCTCTAGTATCTAAATGCACAAACGTATCTGCAACGCCTATGCCTGTAAAGCCTAGCTTCATCGCTTCTTTTATTATTTTATATCGACTTTTGCTGTCTAGTATTTGAATGTCAGCAGCTATGCCCTGTGCGTGTCTACCCGGTATAGCTTTAGCAGCTTCAATTGAGTGGGTAGGGTCACGATAGCCACTAGTAATCTTAAACGGAAACCCACAATTGTCACGAAGACCGTCTAACAAACGTAAGAAGTCCTTCTCCATGCGGTTGTTTCCGGTTTCTTGGCAGTCGAACTCTTCAATCTTAAAGTACTTCACCGGAGTCTCCGTCTATAACACTGCCTTTAGTTGTTGAACTTATCTCGGTACTTCCTACACCTGTAATGTTTATCTGTATGGCTGATTTACCACCGCCTTTAGTTATCTCTTGCTCAAAAGCAGAAGTAGGAGCAACACGATCCATAACTAACTTCCACGCTGCTGCCTGATTCTTGTTGTCAGGGTCTAGGGCTGCATCAAATATAGCATCTAAAACAGCACGAGAACGAGGAGAATTTAACATCCTCGCTTTGTATTCGTTTATGATTGCAGCATCACCTTTAGGTCGTCCAACAGCCTTTCTGTTTCCTTTCTTTTTTGCAGCGACTGAGACTTTTCTAGGGCGACCAACAGACTTAACCTTCTGATTACTGTTGTCGTTTTCCATACTGTATAGTTTCTACCTAGGTTACGATGTTTATTTGTCTTTCTGGTTGTTTCTTATACTTGTTGTTTTTACACTCAGTACTTAGAACAAGAAGAAAGAACACCTTTGGTTCTATATAGAATATATTATACCATAAAATTAAGTTCTTGTCAAGAAATACTTTATAGTTAGTGAACTATTTACTTTTTGTAGGGGTTTTTACTACGTATTTACAGCACAGATTCACTGCGTATTTACAGCACAGTTTCTGATCCCTTAACTTTTTGATTTATAAGAACTATATTGCATTGCATAATGCCTTAATTAATTCCTATTTTGACCCTTTTTTGTGCTTATGCGGGTTCTTTTACGTTGTCCTTAGTATAGTGACCCCCCCAGTGGGTGTTTTGTGTAGGGTCTGTACAGTATCTGTGCTGTACTGTCAAGAGTGTATGTTGGTGATGTTGCCTATATAGCCACCTTTGAAGTTAACCATAGTTAACCAAGACGCTTGACTTAATAGGCGATATGTTAGATACTTCACTTGTCGGGACAATACCGTTTCGGCCAACTGATATTTAAAGGGTACTTTATGACTAACATCGATAGCAGGATTAAAACAGTAGGCGCCAAGGTCGCCAAGATACAATTGGAATCAGACAAAAAGCCTATGGCTGCATTATTTGAAGGCATAGCTAACCACGTTAAAACTAAGGAAGACATACAAGCATTTTTGACTGGATACGCTGAATCACTAGAGCATGGCGGAATCACAACCGGCTCAGTCAAGGTAATGAAGTCAAGAGCGAACAGGATCGCGCAAGTAATGACGGCAACAAACAAAAAGCTTTGTGAGTTTCACGCTGTAAATACTCCCGAAGATGGCATTAAGCTGGTCGCTGAATTAATGGCTAGACCAAAAGCGGGCGGCATAACTGCGGTATTCGAGGCATTAGCGCCTAAATTGACGGATCAAGAGCAGAGCGGCGAGTCAGACACAGATACAGAAAACGGAGAGCCTACCGAAGCAGAGAAGAGTGACATTGCAAAACTGTTCGCGGGTTTCGTTAATAACGCGCACAATAACGGATATACGAACAGTGAGATCATGGACTACCTAAGCACTGTCAAGCTATAAGCAGCGACACTGGGGCAGCGATGCCCCTTTTTTGCGCTTGACAATAAAAGCGTTATGTGAAATAATGCTTTTATGGTTGAGTACATAGCACGTGTGGTGTGGTGTGCAGCCAGTTAACCACAGTTAACCAAGGAGAAAAAAATGATAGTGTTCAATTATCCAAGTAAAAAAGTGTTAAAAGAGAACGTAGGTCAGCCATTGCGCTACACTGAAACAAGCTTGTTTGGTGCGGAGTACATAAGCAATGGTGATCTTACCGGCGCTAATCGTCCTCATATTACAGGCATGGGTCGAGAGTTTTTTGCTACTGTTACCATGCGTAACGGTCTTATTCATAAAGTCAAGTGAGGTGTAACATGAAAAATCGTAAAGGTATTATCACAATTGGTTTCAATAATTTCTATGCAGATCTTTCTGTGGTGTTAGAGATAGAAGATCTACTCGCTAAATGTCATCCTGTTACTCAAAGGTACTTAGACAGTGAAGGTATCGTGCTGGTAGAGACAGAAGGCACAAGGCTTAATACCGAGCTAACCAAGGCTCGCTTAATATCTGAGAAATTATTCGAGTCGCTGTCGTAACATAGAGGAGTCGTGATATGTGTGTATTTGTTATTGTGTTGTTGATGACGGGTGTTATAGTGTGGGTAGCTTCTGACGTAGGAGATTTCTAATGGGTGATGAATTAGGTAGGGCTGGACCGTATGTGGTGTACAAAGCAGATTACGGTCTGTACTTTGAGCACGAAGAGCTAGGCGACGACGACTCGTGTTGTGTGTGGCTTGACGGTAAGAAAATAACCGACTACGATAGCTGCTTTGTGCTGCCCGATGAGGTAGGTGCGTGGCTTTCGCGGTGGGGTTACAGCGTGTATTATAATTTCGAGCATTCCTACTGGGATCTGGAGGATTGACATGGTTTCTGTTTCTAAGATGTCGGGTAAACTGCAAGGTATACCCGCTATAAATACCAATACTGCGACCAATCCTTTTTGTATTGAACGGTACAGCAAGGGTGATCCAGATGATATTTGTACTTTTTGTTATAGTCACAAGATGTTGAACACGTATCGCAAGAGTTGTCAACCGTCTTTTCAGCGTAATAGTGACATACTTGCCAGCGATACAGGTATTGACATTCCTAAAATCAACGCCAGTATCGTGCGGTTCAACGGTCATGGGGAGTTGCTCAATGACACACATTTCCGTAATTTGTGTGCGATAGCGTCCCATTACCCTAGGACTAACTTCGCGCTGTGGACTAAGCGTGTTGACATCATACGTTCTAATCTGTATTGTGTGCCAAAGAATATGATTCTGGTGTACAGCAATCCAAAGATTGACCGTGTGTTGACTAAACCGCCGCGTGGTTTTCATCGTGTGTTCAGCAATGTCACCGATAAGTACACAGGTGATGCTAACTGCACTGGTCAGAAGTGTATTGATTGTCAGTTGTGTTACCATTTTGATACAACCCAAGTAATAGTGGAGCATGTGAAATGAATGACCAAGCTAAATCAATTAAGAAGATCAAAGACTTATTGTCCGAGCACATAGATACGTATGGTGGTACACGGACTTCCGTAGATGCAATGGGTTACCTTGAGGATGCTTTTTCTGAGTGTAACATGATTGTTTCCAGAGTGGAAGTAACAAAAACTTTTTACGTTGATGTCTTACACAAAGAAAACGAGATGGAGTCTAATGTGATGGATAAAGCGGTTGAGTGTACACTGGTTCTTGATCACGTTACTTCAGAAAGCAGTGTCAGTATAATAAATTGTTTTGATGATATTACTGATTATGATGGGGAGGTTGTATGAGTGTATGGTTAGTTATGTATAAGGGACAGACAGAGAGTCCCTACGAATGGTCACGTCTTTCTTGGTATAGTGCACAGGAGCTACACTACGAGCTTAGCCAAGAGTTCCCTGATCGTATCTGGTGGATTGAAGAGAAGGATGTGTCGTGAGTGGTATGACACACAAAGAAATAGCAGAGCAGCTTGGTATATCTCGTAGCCGTGTGGCTCAGATAGAGAAGACAGCCTTGCGTAAGATTGCCGAGTCAGGTAAGATGGACAAGTTCATGTGTTTACTGGAGTTCAGGGAGGACTATTATGGCGAGGAACACAAGCCGCTACGTGCGCGACACAAAGCTTAAGTGTGACAAGAGAAAGTTCAATGCACCACCAAAGAAAGGTAAGCGTAAAAAATCACACTAGAATCTTTTTCTTTCTTGTGTTATAATTACTATATAGTTAATACATAGCTATGTACTATAGGACTAAGTACTATGTATTAATAAAAGAAATACATACAATACATAGATACTATGTAAGGAGAAAACATGGACAAGAGACAAATGATCTTAGAACTAGCTGAGTATGATTCTCTTCATATTTCTTTGAGTGAAGCACTTGAGGTTGCATTGAAGTGGTACATAGTTCACTATGCTGAGATGGATGAGGAGACAATAGAGTCCGTGTACTCCTCGTGCTTCGGTAAAAAATCAACTGATCGGAAGGAGGTGCACTGATGCCTTTTGTTAAACTACACCAAAAGTGTGATGATTGTGGTTCTAGTGATGCGTTGTCCTACAATGATGACGGGTCTTCTTATTGTTTTGCTTGTGCTAAGTTCACCCCGTCAGAGACTCCGTATGAGCCTGTGGTGAATTTAAAAGAGAAAGTAGTACCAACGGTAGGGTTCGACCAATCGTTGTTCTCAGAGCCATACAGGGGCTTTCCCGACAGAGGGCTAACAGCGGTTACGCTTGCTAAGTTCAACGTGGCACAGAAGGCAGGCAATGTACACTTCGGTTACCATGACGAGGACGGTGAGCTAGTAGCTGTCAAGACTAGGTATCCTGACAAGACATTCAAGATCTCAGGTGACTGGAAGAAGGCGGCTATGTATGGTCAGCATTTGTTCCCCCAAGGTGGTCAGTACATAACCGTAGTCGAAGGGGAGTTCGATGCGTTGTGTGCTGACCAGATGTTCGGAGGCAAGTACCCTGTTGTGTCTATTCGTAATGGTGCTCATGGTGCAGCGGCTGATTGTCGCAAGGCGTATGACTTTCTCGACAACTTCGACAACATCATATTATGTTTCGATA